TTCGAGCGTTGATGTCACCATTCTTGTTCATGGTGCCAAGGCCGCGAGGGAAGATAAAATCCAGTCCCACATCAAGCGCGGTCGCATTGCTAGGCACACAAAGAAAGTCACCGACCCATTCAGCTTCTCGATCCCGTTCTAACACCGAAATTTCTGCGCTAGGCGTATCTAAGGTAATAAAGCCATTCCAACCTGGTACTTCTTCCAGTGTGATGGAATCCACCAAGGCTAAAGTGCCGTTACTGTCTTTACACACGTAGGTACCATCATTGCCCACCGCCTCATAAATCCGAACATAGACGTTGGTCATAGGATGGAATCGCGTAACTTCAGTACCGCCATCCGGTTTGACCCGAATGCGATTCCCTGCAAGCAAAGCGGTGACAATGTAGGTACCCGAGTTGATCCCTGCGCCCGTGATTATCATCCGATCATTCACCGCTAACGAACCCCAACCTAATGGGTTTTCAATTTCGTCTGGCAGCTCTTCAGGGTCGATAACGTCACCATCATCGCCCATATCATGAAAGTGGATGTTGCCCTCAAAGTAGAGACTTTCCTGAGAAGTAGAGGTGATAACCACATGCTGACCTGCATCCCACGGCCACTTATCACGGCGCAATGTCGACGTGTAATCACCATTGCCTGTGTGGATGCTGTAGTTAGACCACAGCTCGACCACCTTGCCACGAAAACGCGCTTCGTTGCTGCTGGTCTCCGCGACCCAATCCGAGGTCACGCCATCGAGCTTTAAGCCGCCTTGACCATCGGATGAACCTACCTCTTTGGAGGTCCAGACGATGTGATGGAAATGATCCACCACTTCACCAGGCTTATATTCTCGGATTTCAATGTCGGGGTTATCTGGTTTGATTTCCGTCTCACCAATAACGTGGCGATGGTAAAGAAACTTGCCGATGCCCTGAGAAAAGGTCTGGTAGTAATACTGCTCGTTGTTTTCGTACTCCCACCAATCTGGGGCAATGATGTCAGGGTAATGCGGCATGCGCCCATAACGAACTGGAACGGGGTTGCCAAGTTTTGGCTTATTGCCTTGGCCGTTGTAGTTGTACACCGAGCTGGCCTGCTTGGTGTTCTGGTTGCCGCTCATGTCCGGCATGTTCATGTACATGTAGACAGCAGAGGCCGCTGACAGGGCTAACGCAGCATAGACAAGCCAATCCACACCAAAGCCGATTTTAGGGCGAATACTTACCACATCTCGCTCGCCGATGATCACATTGAAATCATCGAGCCGGTTAAAATTTAAAGTGGCATTGAAGGTTTGGTTCGGGAAGTGTTTTTCTAGCCAATCCGACAAGCGAGTGCCAGCACCGACGGTGTGGACCTTGCGTTTATCCTTTCGAATCGGATGTTGAAACTCGACAATGTGTGGCATGACGATAAAACTCCACGGTATCAAATCGGCGGCGGAACTGGTTTAACGGTTCAATCTTGACGGTGCAGCCAAGGGTATGGATGACATAACCTGGCATTTGCTCGGCGCTGAATACACCGCAATGCCATTTGCCTTTCCCAGAGGCGGCGACCATGCACAGGTGCTCTGGCTTTGGAATGGGTTCGATTAACTGCCCTTGATAGCCATCAATCAGCTCATGGGCGTAGTCTGGTGTGACAAACTGGTCCATATGCTTGGGCAAATTTTCAAGGTGCAAGAAACGCTGCCATGCCTCACGAACAAGCAGGACGCAGCCGTCCACCGGAAAGTGACCATCTGGCAGCGATTTAAAGTAAGCAATCATGGAAGGTTTACTCATATGTACATCAACCCTGGGTGCGTAACGTTGTTGTAAATCGGGCGCATGAAGCGTCGGTTGGTCAAATCTTTCCATGAGTTCGTGAGAGTCACGGTCATGGCAGTGATTTTGGCCGAGGACATGGTGAGTCGTATTCGCTTGTTGCGCGGCTTGCTCAAGTCGTCGGTGTCGTATTCGCGGTAAATGCTCACGACTGGAATCACAGGTTCGTGTCGCTTGGCGGTTTCAATCGCCTTGGAGAGCGTGAGGTCGGTATTGGGCGCAGCCACGGTGAGAGCTTCTTGCCCTTTGGTTGCCTTGTCGGGCAACTGAAAAGCAAACTGGCCTGCTGTGAACCACACCCACTCGCCTGACTCAATTCCGGCATGTAGGTCAATTCCGTCCTTCACATAACGCAACACCCCTCCTGGTAAGGAGGGGTGCTGATATTCAATCGTTGCTATGATCACGTTTGCCTCACTATGGCATTTTGAATACGGCCTCTTCAGCAGCTAACGCGGCCTTTTCGATGCCAGATAAAGTATCTCGGGAAAGTACGCGAGCGGTGTAGCGCTCCAGTTTTAAAGCGCGGAAGGTTTGCACTTTGGCTTTAAGTTCCCATATGGAACCAAAGTCTTTGCGACCACCTTTATAAACGAATGGGGTGTCCTCGCCTGGTGTGGCGGTAAACTGGCACTTATGAACTTCAAGGTCGTAGTCGCCCGTTCGAAGCGGCAGATAGAACCACTCCACGCCTGCTTCCAGTTCATTGAATACCCAACTCTCGAATACCTCTTTTTGCTCTCCGGTGAACCGGAATGGTAAGACAAATTCAGCAGGGGCTATGCGAGAGCGACGACGCATGGTGGCCAAGCCCAAATCCATCTTTGAGCGTATGACCGTTTGGCCATGTTTATACTGATACCCTTTGGATTTTGGCAACGGCAAAATGCCGTTACCAAAATACTTGCACGGGTAAAGGATCACATTCGGGTTCAATTGTGCCAACACTTCAGGTTTGATGGTTGCCATTATTTGAATCCTCCTGGCTGAACGCCAAGCGTTTTAGAGATGTAACTAAAGTATTTCCCACCACTTTGCGCATCCTTCATCATGATGTTGAGGACTTTGTTCTCGTCATCAATCTCAGCGTGAGTACCAGGCTCGGCTTCATGAATAATGATGGTCCAAGGTTGGGCGCTCGCTCCGCTCCCGTTCGCGGCCATGCGGTTTTGGTAAGCCATGGTAGGGTCGTTGGCAGCAAATGGTTGACGATACATTGCCATGGTGGCGCGGTACATTTGGTCAATGCGTCGCGCTGACTCATTGGTGTAGACTCGCTCACCTGCTTTTAACGTCCAGTTTGACTCACTGCGACCTGCGAACATTGGCACTTCTTCAATGCCGTTGTGCGCCATGCCTGCGACAGCTTGCCCCATGATTAAGCCTGCGCTGGCAGCGGCTAAAGTACGAATAACCATTGCTTGACCGACACCTGCAATTGGACCCAAACCGATAGGCGGTGGAGCCAGTGCAGCCGTCGCGGCAACTTCACCTTGCATATAGACCTGAGCAGCAGCCATGGCTTTCTGCGCAGCGAATGCCGCCTTTTGAATGAACGAGCCTTGTTTGGCGGTTTGTTCAATCAATGATAAGCCTTGCGACGCTAAGCCAAACTTCATCGAGAGGACGGATTGCTCAATGCGTTTTTCTGTATCGGCTCGCTGTTTGGACGCACGCTCTGCCGCTTTGGTTTTGGCATCTTCTTTTGCGATATAAGCGTCAATTTCTCGCTGAATCGCTTCATCTTGCTTACGTTCGAAATCTTCAAGCTCGGTGTCGTAGAACTCTTTCTCGCGCTCTTTGTACTCCGCTTTAATTGCAGCCAGTGAATCAAAACCACGCTGCTCAATTTCTTGCTCTGAGAGTTTGAGGTTTTCAATATCGTCAAGGCGCTGCTCATGCGAAAGCTTTAGTTTTTCGCGTTCGCTGGCGTACTGATTATCTAAAGTGGATAACCTTGCTGCACCAGCGACTTGAAGGCGTTCTAACTTTTTAGACTCTGAATCACTGTTATAACTGTCATCAACATCGTCATTTGCAGGTTTTGAGCTTGGAGGTGTGTAATCAAAATTACTGGACCAACGCTTTTGTTGCTCTACTATCTTGTCGTTTAACTCTTTCAACTCATCACGTTTCATTCCTAAATCGCGTTGAAGGTTAAACCATTCATTCTGACTCTGACCAAACGGGTTAATGCTTGGTAGCTTATTTACATCTACACCTTCGTATTCTTTAAGCTCTTCTTGTAGCTCGATCATCTCACCGAAAATTTCACGGTGCTTCTCTCGCATTGAGGTTCCAGAGAACACATTGAGGGTCGCTGTGGCCATGCCAAACGCTTCAATTTGACTGGTGTAGTCTCGGACTCCCTTGGTCATATTGGAAACGAATGTATTTACATCGTCCATGGCAGGAAGCAGGCTGTAAGTAACTTGACGAGAAAGGTTGCCAAATGCCCTGCTCATTTGCATTTCCATGTCGGAAATTTGCTGATCCATCTGTTTGAACTGCTGAATGTCATATTTTGACATTGCAACGTTCAAATCTTTGTAGTGACGAGTTAGTTCATACAATCTTTCGCCTTTGTTTTCCAACAAAGGCATTAGTGCCGATGCATCGTTAGCAATCGACTCTAAGTAAAAGATTTGCTGCTTCATAGGAACATTGGCTTGGTCCATGGCTTCTTTAATCGCAATTAAAGCCTCAGGTCCAGCCATTCTTTGCAGTTCACTTACCGTTAATCCAACTTTTGGCGCAATTTGTTCAAAGAAATCTTTAAACTCACCGCCTCCAGTCGCTGCATAGTCTCCTAATTTATCGTTAACATCCTTTAGGATGTCAGCCATCTTATCGCCTGCAATGCTATATTGCTCTGAAGCATAAGAAAGCTCTTGGATACGTTGCACAGACACTTGGGCAACTGTTGCTTGACGCTCTATTTCCCTTGCTTGCTGCGCACTTTGGCGAACCATGTATGTACTGGCCGCTACTGCTGCACCTACGCCTGCCGTTATCATTCCAGTCAGTTGTAGGGTTGCTGTACCCATTTTTCTAATACTACTTCCAGCTACATTGATTTTTCTTTCAAAGTTAGCTGTTTCATCATTCGCAACTTTGGCTTCTTTGGTGTAGCCACGCAGCATCTTTTTGGCGTAATCCACGTCCTTCTGAAACTTAGCGGTTTCAGTATTGAAGCGGATATTAAAATCAGCTATCTGGGCACTCAATACGGAATCCTCCTGCTGATTCGCTCAATGCCATCAGCTCTTCATCAGTGTATTCGTGGGGTTCTTCGGGCTCGTCGGTCACGGGTAGGAAATCACGGTATGAAACAGGCTCGTCTAACTTCACTCCTGCTGCCATGGCCGTGATATTCCAGTTAGACGCACAACTAACAGCAAAGCGCCAGTTATCCATGTGATGTGAAAAGCCCTGCTCCGAGAAATACTCTCGCCATTCGATGACCGTTTGACAGCTAATGGAAGCCAGCATGGTTCGCCAACAGATATGACCAAACTCGCGAGCAAGGTCTTGGGCGAACCGCCTTTCAGCCCGAATTAAGCTTTTGGGTCGACAGGATCCACATCGTCTTCCTGCTCACCGTCTTTTTCTGGCGTTTCTGGCTCAGCATCTTCTTCACTGGATGGGGTTTCATCAGGCAGTGACATACCAGAAAGCTTGGCCACTTCGTCATGAAGCTCTTTGATTTGCTCTTTAGACATGGCCGTCATTACGTACTGATGACGCTCATCAATATCATCGATATCGAAGTTCGTGCCATGAGCCACCAATCGAGCCTGCATGATGAAATTCAAACGGTTCCATTGGCGAGTGACCTTCTCCATTTTTTGCAGTTGCGCTTCTTTCTCTTCCTTGCTGGCTTTTTCTGATAACGCTTCAACCGACTCGGGAAAGGTCTGCTCTGAGCAGAAGTCCATGAAGTCGTAACGATCCAAACCAGACAACTGAGTGAGGGTGACTTTATCGTCACCCACAGGAACCGTCTTTTGCTTTAGGAATGTAGCCATGGATTACACACCCCCTTCAGCAGGCTGCGCTTGTTCAGCCAATAGCATTTCCGCGAGTTTTGGCTTGCCAACGTTTTTGAATTTGACTGAGCGAGTGATCTTCTCTTTAATCGTTACCGCTTTACCCAATGAGTTGATGTAGCCTGGGTAAACATCGACCGTGCCATTTGGGTACTTAATTCGATATTCGGTGACAGTGCCGTTATCAATATCATCCACGAGCTGCTGCTGACCTGGCTCCCCTGGCTTCCAAACTAGCGTTAAGTTAGTTTCACCTGCTGACTTTTGACCAGGCGTTGTTTTAGCCCAATCAGACTCAGGATCGTCTAGATGGTCATCTTCTTCGTCTTCAACGGTGATCTCACCTGGTTGAAGCTCTTTAACACCTGCTAATTTGTCCCATTTGGTATCTTCAAGATAATCTGCAGGAGCAGTCAGTTCGGTTGCGTCTTTCAAGCGCCAAAACGTAGTGCCAGCGCCTTTAATTGCTTGAGTTGGTTCCGACATGATTAAACCTCTTCGGTGTATTCAATAGTAAATGCCAAGTCCAGCGTTCCCCATGGCTGCTCTTCGTCTTGTGCGTATCCAAACGATTGACGATTACAGAGGTCGAGAAGACCGTTGGCGGTGTAATGTTTGGTGATGATCTTGAGAACTTCTTCACCTAATGCGTCGAGCTCTTGCTCCGTGTTGTTGTCTGCAACCAGATAGATTCTGATAGTCAGCTCAGAGCGCCATGTGATTTCTTCAAAATCTTCTTCAACGCATTGACCTTCAGAAACGGAGACTGAAATGGCAGGGATGTCCGTATCATTCTCTTCAGCTTCAAATTCGGGAACCGCGATGTATCTGGGGTTGCCATTAAAAAACGTTGCGATGATTGACTCGCCAGTCTCATCGACTAACCCTGCTTTCAAATCAGCAACGACTTGTTTGCGTATGACGTTGTTAATTTCCACGACCAACCTCTCTGCGAATAACCAAGCGGATTTGTTGCTTCATCGCGCTGGACAGCTCTTTTTTCATGTCCGTTCTAAGCAACTCATCGCTGTGCTTTTTAAATGCTTTGGTGATTTCATTCACGATTGGCACCTTGCACACTTTGATGGGATGCCTTGCATCCGAGATACGTTGCATGATGTGCCAACGACCGTTCTTCAGCTTTTGTAAGAAGGCGTTCTCGAATCGGTGCCGACCGACAACAATAGCGGTGTTACCGGATAGCTCTCGCTTTTGGTAACGACCATTTCGGCCTCGGTTAACTCGGCTGATTTGGTATTGCCCTCGCTTGCGCCGAATTTGGGTTCTAGCCGTATCGATAGAGATGGCAGGAACATCGAACCTGCGCACTCTGACAAAAGCCACTGGCATTTTCCCTGTGGCCTTTTTTGTTATCGACGCGCGAGGGCGAATAACTTTTTGCTTGATACGAACGGCTTTTGCGGTGTCTTTCACTGACCGAGAAACAGCTCGAGCAGCCACACGGTTAATCGCCATTGCACTGGCTTTCGGTACCGCGTTACTTTGTAATGAAGAAAGGTTTTTAACGGCTACCGCCAATTCCCGATCAATGCTATTCATAAGATCACCACAATATTTCCGTCTTCTGGATAAGGGCCGCTGGTGACAGTGAGCTTTCTGCCCGAGGAAACGAACTCGATAGGTGTTCCCTTCTTCGGTCTGACATTATCTGCTTTCTTAAATGTCAGCTTGCGAGCGATGCCTGCCATAGCGTCAAACTGGTTTAGGGATTCGTCATAAATGGCTTTGATAGGTTCTCCACCATTGACTTTAACCCAGACACCAAACGCTTCAGAAACCGTGTTATCCACCTCTTCCATTAACTGGTCGAATTCGTTATCAAACATAAGCGGCCTTACATCGTCGCGACGAAATACGCCAAGCCTGCGTCCACCGCTTCCATCGCGGTTTCTTCATCTAAAAACGGCTTATCGCCACGTTTGAGCAGCACCGTCTTTTGGCCTTGCAAACACTGAAACGGCTTATCCACGAGAACTTGCACATTGCCTTTTTCATCGGCGTTGACTTCTGGCGGCTCACCATCGTCTAGAACCGTGGCATCGTCGGGTAATTCGACCGCAGCACCGATAAGCACTTCCGATTTTTCGCTCGTTTGACTCTCGGTTTGTTCGCTTTGATCACTGGCAGTATGGTTAGCGTCATTTCCTTGCGTTTGCGACTGTGCTTCATCATCGGATTCGTCCATGTCTGGTAACTTGGCTTCCAAATCGTCAATGACTTTATTTAGCTGAGGTTCGGTCGTTTTGTCTGAATATTGCGGTTCAGTAATACCGAGCTCTTTGCAAAGCTCATCAACACGTTTTTTCAGGTTTTCTTTTCGGCTCATGATTGGCTCCAAAGTAAAAATGGGTCCGTGGACCCATTTTGCTTTTCGTTAGTGGTGGTCAGGATTAACCGACTTTGACGACAACAACTTTGTTAACGTCAATGAGGTACATCGCAGGGGCGGCTTCCGTTTTGGTATAGCGAACTTCTGGATCGCCATTTTCCGTCCAATCTTTCACGTAGCGTTCGGCTTCATCAAAGCCTTCACGCTGAGCGGATAAGTCTTGGATTTGACCGTACAGACGCGCACCGCGCAGTTCGGTATGCGCCAGAATCAACGTGAAGTCGCGTTGAACTTTCTTCGTTGTGCCGTCACGGTCGATGTACTCTTCATCCACCACGATGATGGTGACATCGCCAAGATTGCCTTTAACGCTAACCGTTGCACCTAAGTCTTTTAGCGCGGTTTCAAGCTGAGAGTTAGAGCCACGGCGAGTTTCCAGCGCGTCATTGAACTTCTCGAATTTGCGCATCAACGCCCACGTTTTAGGATCGGTAATGATGACATTCGTCAGGCCTTCAGAAATCGCCGCCCAAGTTTCAATGTCACCAACGATGTCGTAGGTAGCAAAGTCTTTATTCGCCCACTGAGCCGCCGTAAGAAGCGTGATCATGTTGTCCGCATTTCGGCCTGCATCAATTTCGTAAGGCTTATCAATGTAAGGGCTGTCAATCACGGTTTTACCGTCGTAGACCATCTCGGCACACATCAGCTCTTCACGGTCACGAACCGCTTGCTCTTCGATATCGAGGTTTTGCATCACAATCGCGTTTTGACGATCACCTGCCGACATAGAGCCTGTGATTGGCTCGCCTGGTCGGCGCTTAACGCTTTGGTTTGCCGTTACTGCGTGTTTTGACTTCACGTATGCAGGCTTAAAGCTTGAGGTTTTAAAGCCTTGATTGCGGTCTATTGCGGCACCAATCATCGGTGAGCAAAATGCTGCAATCTTGGTTTTATTTGGGATCATGTCGAGGTCGACTTTTTCCGTATCGAAGGTATACATCTCACGGAAGAAGAAGCGCATGAAGAAGTTGTCGCGACGAATCCCTGCTTCTTGAATGGCTCCAAGCAGTTCGCGAGTGGTGTAATTATCAGGCATAAGAAGCTCTTTTTTTTCTGAATTCAAAGAAAACGACGAATTAGTATTCGTCGTCTACGAAAACTGGACTGCCAAGGAAAGCAGCGCGTTTTTGCTTGTTTGTTGTGACCGTATCTGGCCAGTTCACAAAACCGATACGAAAGCCACCCTGTAGGTAAACTGTCGATTCTTGGTCGCTGCCTGTATTCGTCACATCACGAGCCGAGATAGCGATGGCTTTGCCTGGTGTACCGTCCCATTCCACCAGAGTGGCGGCGTCAGTCGCGTCGACCATTAATGGGGTTCGAGCAGGAAAAGATACGCCCGTTTTGATGGTTGCTCGCGCCGTGACTGGTGCGCTAATAAACAGCTCATCTGGTGTGTATTCTGTTTGTTCTAACATGCGAGTTTCCTTGTTAAATGCGTGTGTATGAAGACGCTAGCGCTTTGATGTTCTTTTGTTCTTCGGTGACATCACCGGAACCAACATCATCACCAAGAGGCTCACCGTGCTCTGAGGCCAATGCCATTAATGCCGACTCGTTTTGCGCAGTGGCACTAACAGGTACTGAAGCAAGCAAGGCCTTGGCTTCATCGACGCTAATTTTTGGGTTACTGGCAAGTTGTTGCGCGAGCGCTTCACGCCCTTTGGCTTCTTCTAGACCAATAATGCCCATGCAGCGTTCACGCTCTTTTGTGGCTGGGTCCGTGGACTCATCACTTTGCGCGCTCGCTTGTGGCTGTTCTGGAGTGGATTGCTGTTCTTCAGCTGGAGTTTGTGGAGTCGCTGGAGCGGCGGCTTGTTGTGGATTGCCTTGCTCACCCGTTGCGACTGGTTGTTGTTCTGCTTGCACCGTCATAGCGGCTCCCATATCAAAGGTGGTTTGTTGTTTCTTGAACTGTTCAGCCATGATCTGAACGGCATCAAGACCGTTAACGACTTCGTTTGCGAAGCCAACATCCACTGCGGCTTGGCCTTCGTAGACCTGCGCCTCAGTCGATAGAATGGTTTTAATGTCAACGCCCATGTACTCGGCGGCTTTACCTGCGAACATTTGACGTGTGCTCTCTGCTTCGGATTGCCATTTCTCTTGCACCTCTTTCGGCAGAGATTGGTAAGGGTTGCCATCGGCTTTATGGTCACCTGCCGTCACAAGGGTGATTTCCACGCCTTGCTGATCCAGCATCTTCTCGATGTTGGTGTGCGCCATAATCACGCCCACCGAGCCTGCGATGCCCGTTTGAGTTATGAGGCGCCTTGAACACGCACTCGCAATCATTTGGCCTGCACTGCAGTGCATGTCGTAACCGAGGGACCAGATAGGCTTGATTTTGCGCATATCTGCGATTTTGTCGGCCAAGTCAAAACAACCTGCGACCATGCCGCCTGGTGTGTTCATATCCAACAAAATGGCTTTGACTTCGGGGTCTGCGACCGCTTCTCGCAAGCGGTGCATAATGCCGTCGTACCCTGTCATCCCCGAGTAGGGTTTGATGTGGCCATACTTATGAACCAACGAGCCATCAATCGGAATGATGGCGATACCCTGAGAGACTTGATAGCTGCGGTTACTGCTGCGAGTCCGAGAGAAGCCAGAAGCGACTTTTTTCATGTCGTTCTCGCGCAGGATTTGCCCTTCGGTGTCGGTTATCTGGACCACATTGCCGAGACGTTGGCTGAGCGCCGAGAAAAATACCCGAGCGTAACCAGCTTCTAAGGCGAGCGGCCTGTTGAATGTGTTGCTGATTAGGTGTTGTAAATTATTCATTTGAACTCTCGCTTGGGTTATCCGGTGCTAATGCTTGTAGCTTCATCCAGCTTGGAGGTGGTAAGCCTTTCGTTTTGCGCTCTTCCATCTCTGCCAACTGTTGATCAAAGATTTCTTGATAGTCTTCACCGAGTAGCGCGAGCTCTTTCTCATACGTCGATAGACCTGAGTCGATACGCAGTACGGCTTCTTTGACTTCTTTCAATCCATCAATGGCCAGTCGACCAGAGCCAATCCAATCACACTTGGTCCAAGCGTTGCGGCGTTCGTAGAAGTTGAATCGCGCTTTGCTTGGCAGCTTGATGTAGCCACGCAAGATCATTTCTTCGAACATGAGTGCGAAGATTTGGCTAGCGAATCGGTTAGCAATGATTTTTCGTCGACCCATGAAGTAACGCCATGAATCGTTGTGCGAAGCACGAATGGTGCTGTAAGACATTTGCGCGTAATTGCGCGACAGCTGCGCGTAATCCACGCCCAATCCAGCCGCAACGTAGCGGATGATGGATTGCTCCAAGGCCGCGAATCCGTTATCGGCGTTCCCTGCGCTGTGCAGGTTGATTTTGTCACCTGGCATGAGGTGAGGCAGTTTGACGCCGTTGAACTTGACCTCGTTGTTGGCGTAGTAATCGCCGTAGGTCATTAGCATCTTTTCGACCGCGCCATTTTGCTGCGCACCGAACAAGTACTCCATCGCTTGGTCCGTTCCAAGCTCTGACTCGATACTGGCGGCGTACATGGCGTTGACAATCGCTCTCTGTAACGTAGTGTTCTGTAAGGTGTCGAGCATCTTCAATTGCTCTAAACACGATAAGAACTTATTCACGCCACGACATTGCCCACCTTCCGATGGCTCAAAGATATGCAAGAACCCCATGCGCCCCGAGCGTAAACGCTTCGGTACTTCACGCCATTTCTTGGGCGAGCCAAAGTTATCGGCCCCTTCTTCAATGAAGTAGGAAATGGCTTCGCCATGTCGATTGAAGCGCATCCCACCACGCTGATGGGGTTTGTCCATCATGTAGTTGGGGTTGTTAACCTTGCGTGGCGCGACCATGCGAATGCAGGTTGAAAAGTGCGAATGCCGACGGTCTATCCATTCGGGCTTAGCCATGATTTCGCCCGTATGAGCATGGGTTTCAATACCCTCTCGCATCATCATGGTGAACGTGCGGCGACCTTCTGCGTCGATAAAGCAGTTCGGGTCTTCGGCGATGTCACGAAAAATGGCTTCCACTTCACGCACAAACCCTTTGTCTGGATCGATGCCGAGCAATAGCCAGTTCGGTTTGTAACTGAGGCGAAACTCAGAGCCAATGATGTGGTCTTTGTGTAGCTGGATGCCGTTCGCAGCAATACCGTTATTGCGCGTGACATCGTCTGTTCTGGCGTTCGCCTGTCTCATGACAGGTAAGAAAGCAGCGTCTACCGATTTTGACGGAGGGTTCCAATCGCTCATCTGGCCACCAAACCCTGAACCGCCAGCTCGATACACCGCATCTCTTAATGGTGTTTGACCATCTGCAGCCAGTAGTCCGGTGTGTGTCATTAGAATGAAACTCCTGCAGGGCCGCGACGACGAACTGAGCTCAATCCTAACTGTCCACGCAAATCATCAATGTAGGCGCGAAGTTCATGGATGTTGGCTCGACTGTATTCAACTTTGCGGTCTCCTTTCTGTACGGAAACCGCCATCTTTCCTGTTTGCAAGCTATGAAAGGCGGCTTCGGCCTGTTGCAACATTTCTTGTTTTGTCATCTTGATCCACCTTTCAATCTCGCGGCTAATTCAGCGATGCTGAGACCGGATGTTTGTGGTTGTTCTTGAGGTTGTTGGGGTTGCGGCTCTTCCAGTTCGAGACCGAACCGTTGAGTGAGAATGTTGAGTGCCGCATACGCATACACCCATCCGTCTAACGCTTCATCAAATGGGTGGTATTGCTTCACCCATCGCCAAACTTGTCGCCCTGACTTGTCATGCTCTAACTTTTTATTGGCTGAGCAGAGCTGCTTGAAAAACTCATCACCGGCTATGTCATCGTCCAATGGAAAGTGAACACATCCAGGCACAGGTTCATCACCTTTCGGGGTTAAACCTAAACGGCTGTAAAGTCGTTGCTTGATACCATCGGTACCTAACCTAGTGAGGTAGACTTTTTTGTTGTTTTTCTTGCGAGGGAAGTTTTGTATCGGCTTGCCGTATTGGTTCTCACCTTGAATTGGGATCACCCACATCACGCCGTGCGTTCGACTCATCTGGTAAACGTCATCGGTTTTATGGCCCATGGCGTCCCAACACCAAAGCTGAACGTCCATCACTTGGCCACTGCGCTTTTTGTAGGTCCGATACAGCGCTTTTCCGGCGGCATCCTTTAATACCTGACTCGATAAATCCCCGAGAAGAACGATGTGCTCAACAAGCCAACATTCTTCACCTGGTCCCCACGCCCAAACAAAGAGTTCGATGCGGTCATCCTGAGTATCAATGCCTCCGGTCAAAACCACGGCTCGCTCAGGTACTGGGTTACTGGTGCGACTCTCGGCCCACCATATTTCACGGCGCGACTTGAGATGCTCCCAATCTAGCTTCTCTCCGTTCTCACCATCCCAAAGCTCACCGAGCGTTAGGTTGACGAACGTTTTGAGCTGACTTGGGTCGTCTTTCTTGTTGAGGAAGTCACGCACTATGCCACGCCAACCTGCACTCAATTTGGTGTTGTATCCTGACCAAATGTGAATGCCGACGCTGCTTGGTGTTGGCGCTGGGTTGTCGTCTATATCAAAGAACTCATGGCCATCGCGTGTCCATGTGCCATCTTCAGCAATCCAACGACCTGCAAGCTCCATCTTGTAGAGGTGCTTGTAGTAGATAGGGTCGTCACAATGAACGCAGCTGTAATAAACCGTCTTTGATTTTTTCTCGATACTTGGCTGAGTGTTGTCCCACTTGAAGCCGTGCTTATCTTCTTTACTGCCCCACTCTAAAACCTGCTCGGTTCCGCAGTGTGGGCATGGCAGATAAAAGCGGAAAGTCAGCTCCATCTTTGCCATTAGGCGTTCAACGTGCGACTCGCCTGTATTGGTTGGTGTGGTTCCCCACCTTGCCATCGGGAAAGCGGCGCCTTCCAAACGCATTCGCGCAAGATCGATAGGGTTACCTTCTTTACCAACTTCCCAATCCCATCCGTCAATCTCATCACCAAACAGCGCGCCTTTAGTCAGAGCTCGCATGTTTCGCGGTGTGGATGTACCAAGGACATGCAGTGACCAGCCTGTTCCCTGTTTGTAGGAAACGGTGTTTCGGTGGTCCTTAGCGAATAAGGCAGGGAAGATTTGGTGCATGATTGGCATTTCCTGCCAAGCAGCATCAATCTCGGTGACAGAGATGTTTTTTGCGTCGTTCTCTGTCGGTACGTAAATCACGGTGTTGGTTTTGAACTGAGCATGCAGACAAGAGTTTGCTGCTATGACCAACTTTGACCAGCCAACACGAGCCGACTTTTGCATGGTCAGCTCGGATATAGCGCGGTTGCACATCATGTTGAGTGGCACAACCTGCAAAGGCAGTGTTTCCCAAAAGCCTTCTTCCTGAGAAGAACCAGCAGCTAACCGGAAATACTTATTTGCCCACTCCGCTCCCTTGATGGCGATTGTTCTCCTCATCCCCATCAAGCCACGACGGACTTTCGTCTGGATCGCTGTCAATGTAATCGGAGAGGTTTGGTTGAACATCGGCACACTCATTTAATACAGCAGCAATCACGGCCTCTAAAACTTCCACCGCTTCGGGTTGCATGTCGGGCCATGCGTTCTTTAGTTTCGGAAGGAGGGTGTCGAGGCGTGTACCCACTCTGGCGCATACCTGTTCTAAGGTGTCGACGATGATGTCTATTGGTGCGTAACTTTTTTCAAACAGTACGCGCTTGGCTTTTAGCATCGCCAACTTTTCGCGCCGTTCCTCTATCTTGAGATCGCGTTCTAATTTCGCAAACGCTTCCTCATCTTCTTGCTCGGTTTCCGGTTTTGAATCGGAGGCTTTTGATTGCGATTTATAGGTAATGTAAGCATGGATACACGCAAGAGGATCGATACCATTTCGCCCTTTGGCGACAGGCAGAACCCCTTGTTGCGTAAGGTTTCGGACCTGTCTAGATGAAATGCCAAGAAGCGTCGCTATGTCCAACTGCGTGAACTTTTTGCTCGGGTTGAATAGTTCGCTCATTCATGGTTTTTGACCGGAAACCGGAAACCTCCAAAATAAAAAAAATTTTTAACGAGAGCTTTTCTGCGAGGTCGAGCCCCCGTGGTCGCTCAGGGTGCTCGAAAGGACCCGCGATCATAATTGATCTTCTGCTAGGCATTGAGTCCTGATGTAATCTTGCAAATACTTTGTCTGCTGCTCGTTCTCAATCATCATTCGCCTGAGACGTAGATAATCTTGTTCAGCTGCGGCTCCAAGTCTTGGGGTGTTTGCATTGCCCACGCTTCTGGTGCTGGTGGCTTCGGGCACTGCTGGGCAATCTGCCTGGACATACACCCGCTTAGAGCCAGTGCTGAGACTATCGCTAAGACGATCAATCTCTTCTTTTGCTGCGGATAACTCTGCTGCATGCTTCTCTCCCAATTGGTTGAAGGATTGAATTTGAACTCGCTGCTGGCGTAACGCTGCGATATAGCCCTGAATCTCGCTCTTTACCATGGTTAGCTGGCTTTCAGCGATATCAGCCCGATTGCTTTCCATAAACAATGCTGCCGAGAGTGTCGCAACCACTACTACCGCAATAGCTGTCGCCCATACTGTCAGCTTTGCATTAGGCATACTTCCCTCTCGATATCTCGTCGGTTCATCAATCCTTTCCACGGTTTTCCTGCTGCATATATCCATCGTTTAAGTTGGTCACATGCTGCATGCCACTCACCTTTGTTGAGCAGCTTTAGTAACGTCGAGCGTGAGAATGAGCCTATGCCAACGTTAAACGTGAAAGAGTAGAGAGCAGCTCGTGTCGTCTCAGGAATATCAACGTGAATCATTGGGTCGACCATTCGCTTAACATCAGCCAGATCAGACTCAAGCAATTCATCACACTCCGTTTGTGAGTAGACTTTGTCCGGGATGATGTCTGTTCCTGTATGGCCGTAACAAACAGTTTGAACGCCAGCGACATCGATGTAAGGAGTATACCGAACACCTTCCATTGGCTTTACCATTGCTGTCGCCATAATAAGAGCCGAAGCTCCTGCGGCTGCTAACATCTTGACTGCAGAATTAAGGTGCTTCATCGCCATAGTCCTTTTCGAAACGCTTTTTCTGCCAGTAGTTATTAATCCAGGCAGTAATGAGCATGCCAGCCAAAGCAATCAGCACCGTATAACCATCTGCAGATATAGACCCAAACACACCTATTACCCCATTCCAAAAATAAGATAGGGCGCTGGATATCTTTTCGTTCATACGCATACTCACCCCCGTACTGGAGTGCCCTTTTGCTTGGGTGAAAATGAAAAAACCCCGCCAAGGCGAGGTTTTCGAGAATTTATGGTAGGCACAAAAAAACCGCCTAAGTGGCGGTTATTTTCAATACTGTGTACTTATCCATAATGGATATATACACATTAAATTGCCCCGTTTTTATTTTCAAGCTCTTTTTTGAATAATTTCCGCGCGGACTTGTCATAGTTAATTAGCAAGGTACGAATCACTTCAATGTGCTTTTCCCATTCAGACCAGTGGTTTTGGTAATAGCGAGTGCGTTTCTTTCTGAACCCATCAGACTCAACATTCTTGTCTTTACAATCTACTTCCACCAGCGCTTTGATTAGGAACTGACGGCTAACACTGGGCGTATATTGAATACCATCATGATCGAAGTAAGTCTGAGCACCAGCTAATTGCTCGAGCGCAATATTACCAGCGATAGTACTGATGAGAGCCTTAACTTTAAGGCAGGTACGTTTTTGAACAATCATGCCTTGCTCAGATGAAACAACAACCCAATCATTCAAAACACTTTCCACAAGGCGCTTCTTGTTTTCTTTGGAGTTCCAGAACGGAGATGCGTAAGCGTACAGGCTCCAATCGGCCAAATGCGCTGCTTTCTTCTGCATTCTATCAATCGTTAAAAGCACTTTTGCACCATCAATTAGAGATGCCATTTGGTAGTCAGCAGCCCCGAAACCACCGCCACCACCAGAACCGTCATTATACCTTGCTTTGATGCCTTCCGTCGCCATACCAATTGCCGCAGGCATCGGCCACGTTTGAATGTTTATCGCTAATCCCATCGTTCCTCCAGAATCAAAGCAGAAAACACTGTCTTTATAGACAGTACTTTAAGGTTATCACAAGATCCCTAATATAGAACTACTGCAAACCTAAAACATGAACAATGAAAAGACCACTGAACAGCGAGACACTAACAGAAAACAACGTCCCAACCATGACATATTCTGTAAACTGCCTATCATGCTCGTCTCTCAAATCACCCATTCGAAATATAGATTTAGCAGCAAGAACAAAACCTATAGCAGCATACTGAGATGTTAAGACAAAAGTCAGTATTAAGACTCTTTCTATATAACCAATATACTTACCTGCGTCTTCTAGCCCTTTATTTGCTCTCCCATTAACCTGCTGAGTCCATTTGTTAAGCACTTCACCAACCAAAACTGCCGTGGGCTTAAGCATTAACAGGTAGACAATCAAGATAGGAAGGACTACCGATAAATCAATAGATTTGGCCCTCTCCAAAAGATTATCTAACTCACGATGGTAAACCATTCCATATGTAAGTATCGCGAGAATCCACACGTGCAAAATTTGATCAACTAAAAACCATATGTAACTGCGATTCATATATGTTTTCATCACGTCTATACACCAATGAGATAGTGAAACGTATCCGAAAACAAATAGAACATCAATGATCAGAGAACTGGAGCCATTCCAAAGGAAAACACTAAAAATTAACCCTGATATCAAACCGTGAAGAAGAGCATGAATGACTAAGTATTTGGATTTAATTTTGTTATCTACTTTGTCTTTTACCCAGCGGTCGGGCTGAAGAAAAAAATCGCCGACTATATGACCAAGAAAGAGAGATAAGAACAAAACGTTAGCAGCATCACTGGCCATCAAAGATTCCTTTAAGCTCTTTTTCAATAAATTCAATTGTATCTATCAACAGCTCTGAGTTCGCAGCCTGTAGACGGTTTGAAATGGTTCTTCGTGGTATTCCGATTTCATCAGATAACTGTTCATGTGTTCGGCCAGGAAACAACAACTTGGGAATTAGGACTTCAGATTGTTTTTGACTTAACCCAGTAACAAGACCATCCAAATGGCGAATTAATAAACCTATAGAGCAACTCTGAACGTCGACATCTGCCAAAGAAATTTTCAACCTCTCATCTTTAATGTCGCTTAATCCGCGCCCAGAGAGTTCAAAAGCTTCCCCTTTTGCGGTTTTCCTTAACTCGTCATTGATATCAATATACTGGCCGA